ATATGTTGTTATTGTGAGAGGGGATCATAAGCCAAAACTGGGTGATGACCATACTGATAAGCCGCCAACTGGACAGTTGGTGACTGCCATGGAGAAATTCTTTGGTAGTATATTTGCTCCAATCTTTCAGACGCTTTTAATTAAGGTACTGGCAACATTGAAGCCGAATATAGTTTTAAACACTAGAATGACTTGGGAGGAGTTTGATGCAACTGTTGACAATTTACTGAGTGGGATTGATTTCAAAGTGTTGGAATTAGACATTGGTAAGTTCGACAAGAGCCAGGATGAGACAATGCTGGACGCCCAATGTAGGTTATTTGCCATATTTGGAATGGAATTGTGGGCTATTGAGTTATGGAGGGCCTTTCATGAGATATGTAAACTATCATCGCCGACCTGGGGTGTGCGTTTTAATGTTGGTTACCAAAGACGGTCCGGAGATCCACTAACGTGGTTGGGAAACACCTTGGTACTATTGATTATACTGTGCCAGTTGTATGAACTTGGCGAGGCATACATGGTACTGTTGGCTGGAGATGATAACACATGTGCATTTCCACTTGATTATGAGGTTAAAGATCAGTCAAAATTGGCAGCTGAACTACTCAACTTTGAGCTGAAGCCTCTATCTTTTGTGGATTCGATGTATTTCACATCCAGGTTTATAGTACTTTCAAGATTTGGGTGGACAAGTGTTGCTGATCCAGTCAAATTGATGGTCAGACTTGGAAGGAGTGACTTACAAGGTCATGAGCATTTAGATGCCATCCACGATTCAATGATGTCTCTGCATTATAAATATAGAGACTCTGAGATAAGAAAACTAGTTTCTGATGCGGCTGAATCGAGGTATAGTCATACTTTAGGGAAACATACCGGCGACTTAAATGTCTTTGCCGAGGCTATTTCAGCTATATTAGATGACAAAAAGAATCTAAAAAGATTGTTTAGCGGAAATGCCAAACAATGGAGTTTGTCACTAGACCCTTATGAGAAAGTAGGAGGAGGTTTGTTTGAGAAGATGGTTGATGTGTTTACCGACATTGGCGATGAAGATTAAATAGACAAAATAATTGACTAAGTTAGGAAAAATTAGTAATGATGATACCCATTTAAAGGTATTACTGTTGTAAATGATTTTCATTATTTTACACTTTTAAAGTTAATGAAACAGGAGACAAAACCTGATAAAGTTAAATTTTT